TAGACACGGACGAAGAGTTCAGACCAGTGCTTTTGCTGACCGAGCGAGGTTCCACCGTTCGCCATCTTCACTTCGGGCCGGAGGGTCTTGAGCTTGGGCGTGTAGTGCAGACCGACTTGGATTGACGTAGCAGCCGGACCGTCGAGCGTCACGCTGCCGGTAGAGACCGTTTCCTGTGGATAGACGGCTCCGTTTCCGTTAATGTCAACCGTCTTGCCGTTTAGGTGAGACAGCCCGCTCACGCTCGTCGTAGCGCTTCCTGAGTACGAGAGTCCGCTGTCCACGTAGAGATCGTCGTCAAAGTATTCGACGTACCGCTTCGTTGAGCCATTAATAGTACGCTTAACGACGACCCACGTTTGATCCTTGGCTCCTTTTGGGTGAGGAATCGTGGCTACTGACTCAAACAAGCCATCAGTGGTATGCCGGGCGAAGGCGACGACTTCTTGGGACGGGTTGTAGGTCAACGAGACCATCACCCCGTCGTTACGGACGATCCACACGACGGAATCTGGCTCTTGCTGATAGCTGAAGTCGAAGATGCCAGGGTCGGTGATATGCTCAGCGAGAAGGGTTACGTCCGGCGCGGAGTACACCCCGGAGTCCGACTTGAACGATAGCTCCCGCACTTTTCTGCCCGAGCGTTGAATGAACAACGTTGCTGAGCCGATGGTAAGTGGAACGATCCTGAGCGAGCCGTGCGTGGACTGCCTGCGTACCGTAACGTTAGTAGGTGTGAGGGCCGAGTCGTTGCCGCCGAACAGGGCGAACTCACCGCCCGTCGTCCCAATCAACATGCCGACGCTGGACGATAGCCAGGTGATCGCGTTCACTTGGTTCGCCGCGATGGTATAGGTCAGCGCAGAATCGTCAGTAACAGTCCCATCAGTACCGCTTGGAGACATATCTTCATAATCGCCGGTAACTGTGAGCCATACAGTTTGAGGTTGTGCTTTTGACCCGCCGAAGGCCAGTCGATCTTCAAAGAAAGTGATTGAACCTGGGTATCCAATAGTCGCAGCAGGGGACCAAGCCCCAAGTCGCCACACGGACTTGGCATTAATATTCGTAAGTGTAGACTTCACATCTGCGGTTACTTGCGTCGCTGACGTATAGCCAGTTACCTTGACCCAACCCCACGTCGAGCCTTCCTTCATGCGAATCAATCTACCTACGTCAGTCGAAGCAAATAGAGATGCTGACGCGGTGAGAGTAATCCCATTACCAGTCGCAGCAGAAGGCGTGATCGTGATAGTGGATGCCGGCGTGTTGGGCATCGTCAGGTTCTCGTCAAAGTACGGACCGTCGAGGAAGTCCACCGTCGAAAGCGCCCACGACGTATGCGAGGATCGGGTGAGCTTCCGAGGCGCGTAGGATGGATGGACGATGTAGAGCGTGTCGGCAGACTGAGCAACCTGAAGATCGAACAAGTCGGCTTCGACGTAGGGTGTCACGACTTCCACAGGCGAGCCAGACTCGATCCGCCCGCCGTCCATGTAGAAGCGGATATACAGGTGCCCGAACTCCAAGATGTACGCTTGCTCAGTTGAGAACTCAAATGGTACTAAGCGCGTCTCTCTCGTCGAGTCCTTCACTTCCTTGACGAAGCGCGTTCCCGGACGACGCCGTACCCCTCCGTGAGGGAGGGGAAGATAGTTCTCTAACGTCTCCAAGCCGTCCGCGTACTTGTTGAAGTCAACACGCAGCGACAAGCGAGGAGAGAGTTCACCAGCTGTGAAGTTGGTTTGGAGCGGATACGCGGGCATGTAAGTGTGATAAAACCTCGGCAGTTAAGTGAAAGTGCCGAGGGTGTGATGGTAGCGGGGGAAGGAATTGAACCTTCTGCGGGCAGCTTATGAGGCTGCTGATCTACCGTTGATCTACCCCGCTGTTAAGCGCGAGCGTCTACGAGGGTCGAGTCAGTGTTCTCGTCTTGGAAGTTCTCTTGCCCATCGACGACCTTGGCTTCCTTCTTCTTAGTCTCCCATTCAGCCCACATCTGTTCAGAGTACGACTTCTTCCCTGTGATGCTGAGTGAAAGTTCGTAGGCCATTCGCGCCGTTAGCGCGTCGATGTGGAGTGAGTCGTAAGAAGCAACGTCAACGTTGTCGTAGACGTAGGTGACGTAGACTTCCGAGGAGTCGGTCAGCAGAAAGCGCCCCTCGATCTTGTACGGAATGTCGTACTCGTCGAGGCTCGTCCGCGCCATCCGCATATAATCCGACGGCAGCGCATATTGGTACGCAAACTCCCACGCCGGGGTCTCGGTGGACCGAGCCAGCCGCGCTCGTTTGAGCGAGTCGTTCCAGACTGCCTCGCGCAATACCGCCTGACGAGTTGGCTCGAACAGACGGTTGCAGAGGCGAGCACGATTGGTGTTGTCAGTAAGCGACGTGATTGGATCGTCACCCAACTTACTGAGCGCGTTTGAGCAGACAGAAACAGCGGTGTTAGCCATTATTTACCTAACGGCTGCGGGATGCCAAAAATCAGACCAGATTCAGCCCGCATCCTGTAGTGGACGTTTCCACACTCAAGACATGTCCCAACCCACAGCCCAGGCGTCTCTTTCGACACCTTCATAGCGCGTAGGTTTTTGCAACATCGGCGGGCGTCTTTCTGATCGAGGAGATGACCAAAAGGGTGTGCCACTCTGTTTGTAACGAGACGATAGTCCCGTGAGAAGAAGTCAACTGGCTTATACATTATGCAAGAGTGAAGATAGACGCACCGAAGTCTACAGTGAACGTCTCGCCAGCAGCTGGAGAGATCGAGGACCCATAATCCCACCACGCGATAAGCGGATCGGCAGGAGAAGTCGGCGTGTCGTTATACAATACAGCATATCGGAATGTGGCAATGTTACCGACGGAAGCCGTCCAAACGATATCGACACCAGTCAAGGACCCAGTGCCGCTCGATTCAGTATAATCGTTTTGTGTATCAGCCCCGCCAGCTGTATACCCGTTACCCCCCGCGATTTCTGCGAGGTCAGCCTTTACTGCATCAAGAGATGCTGAGGGGGCGTCATTAGATAAATAAACTCTCAGTGTGTGACCGGCGGCATGGAGTTGATGCACACCCTTACCCAACTGCTCAACGAAGTCTTGGAAATTTGTTGTAGGCTGCCATCGACCTACACCATCCTTTCGGCTGCGAGCATTTGTCCTATTTCGGACATAAAACTATATAGTGTCATGGCAACGCCTCGCGCCCGTGCGCCATACACTTGCCACACGTTCATACAATACCCATACTTGGTAGGCCGTGCGGTCAAACCGCCTCCAAATAGAGTTTGTAACTCGCTTGAACCATTCCATAAAAACGAGCCCTCTCCGTCGATGAAACCGGCGGCCCAAGCCAAGTCACGCACAGTTGGTGATATTGTAGAGATGGGTGTCTTACATCGAACCCTGCTAGCCCACTTACGTTGTCGCACTATTACTCCAACCCAACCCGCCGCCAACCACGAGAGCGGGTATAGATAAGTCGCTCGTGACGACCGATGCGAATGACGAAGCGGAAGGTGCCGAAAGGCCAGAAACGAAGGTAAAACCAGTTAATCACGTCGTCGCCTCCGTAAGAAGATAAGGAAGTTGCCGGTGGGGAGTGGGGCAGCTGAGTAAACAAGCTCTGCGGTCTGTCCTTGAATCGTGTAGACGCCGGCCTCGGCGTTCAGGAGGTAGGTACGAAGGAAGTTCGCGGCGGTGCCGTTGACGGCGTAGGAGCCGCCGTCAGCCGTGAGGAGATAGCCTCGCAGCAGGTTAACCGTCTGCCCGCTGACGGCGTAGACACCGGCTTCAGCAGAGAGCAACCGCGCGAACAGCAGAGAAGCATTTGCTCCCGTGATGATGTAAGAGCCGGGGTCAGCGACAAGCGTCCTATTAGTTCCGCCGTAAATAAGCGAAGCGTCAGTGCCCGTAATGAGGTATGACCCAGCGTCGGCTTGAACCTCTCGACCGAATAGAAGCGAAGAGTTTGTACCAACGATAGAGTATGTGCCAGGTTCAGCAGTAAGAACGACGGCACCAAAATCGCCCCCGCGCCATGAATCGACTTGTGCATTAGCCAATGGCGTTCCCAACGCCACATACGCTCCCACACCACTCCTGCCGCTAGCATGGGCTGAATCCGTCACGCTGATACGCTGCGTGCCGTTGTGCAGTGCGCGGATCGTGGTGCCTTGAGCTTCTGCTCGAATAATGTCCGTGGCCGCTACCGTGCCGGTCCAAGAACCAAGGAGCGTCCACGACCCGCTGACGGCTTTCCATATCTCGATTTTGTCACCGAAAGCATCGACAGCGTAGGTATTGAGGCCAACCGTGCTCGCACGTACAACGACAGAGCCTGCTCCTGCGCCGGCCCCTGTAACATTTGCAAGTGTGATCTCAGAATACTGATCGTTCGGCCAAGTGACAGCGTTGTAGGATTCATAACATGGAGTATCGTCAACCGATGGCCGGACGGCGTTAGAGACGATCTGACAGTTCGCTGCTGGGGATGGGAGAGGGTCCCACACCGTACCAAGGTCAGTGCTGTCTGCACGGTTAAAATCGTCAGTTGCGAGAACAGCCATTACGACACGTCAAACGAGTCTTCGTGAAAAGCCGGGTCCAGCAGCTTGCCGATTGATCGAATAGTTTCCCGCAAAGATTTGGAACTCGGATCAAGAAGCCCCGTGCTTATTCCAAATTTTTGAAGTGCGTTCTCGGCTTGGGCACGAGCTTCTATACCCATTGCGCTCAATCTTGCGTCTGCAGGAAAGTCTGGCAACACGGACAAAGATGCGTCGGTAAGCAGAGGTACGTGATTATTAGTCTCAACGATACATAACGCCCACGTTGACGTTGGACGACCGTCAAACCCAATCGGGATAATCGCTGAGTGGTTCACCCTATAATTTGCAACGAGTGCTCGATATGGATCATCCTTTTGTCCTGTCCCCACGATCGGGCTAAGATAATATCGTTTCATGTTCAAAACCTCACAACGAGTAGCACAGTAATAGAAGCTCCAGTTGAGCCCGTGAGCACAGGACGAATTTGGAAGGGGTTCTGTGCAACAACTTCAATCTTCGTGTTGTCGGTAAAGGATAGATTGTTATCTACTTGATCGGTAAGAGTTGCCCACGTCGGCGAGGACGGATGGTTTGCGCCTTGAAGAGTTAACGTCCCTGAACCGAACGCGCCATATGCTTGCACAGTCTTGTCAGCAGCAGTAGGTAGTACGAGCGGGTCGCCAGTTGGGTCTGCAGTCGTTAACGTCCAGATAAAAACTTTGATTCGATCAAAGGGGTGCGTAATTTCTGCGACTGCTGCCATTACTTCACCAAACGGGGTTCGCCGAGCCGGTCGCCAGGAGTGATCAGATAGCCGTACTTCTCAAGCATACGTTTCTTGATCTGCTCAACTTCCTTCATCTCTCCAGCGCGGACGGCTCTATCGTGAGCGGCAACTAGATGGACTAGCTGCCGCTCGTGATAATGATTCACGGTTAGTTGAACAGCACGTCAATGTAGCCGTAGAACTTCCTGTTCGCGGCCCATTGCTCGCCAGTCACTGTTGCGATGATGGTTCGTTCAGCCGTCAATACATCGCCAGCGTTTTCGGCAATAGTATCGGCAAACGTAACCTTCGCCGCGGCATCAACGTTTTTCGCCGCGCCGTAACGGTTGGCCGCGCCAGAGTAACCAACATCAAAACCAGCTGTACCCGCGCCGGTGGACATCGCTTCGGCCCAAGCGACGCCGCCGACGATGCGAGCGCCTGACGGCAACGTGACAAGTTCGATTGTGTCGCCAACCGCAGGCATTCCAGAAGCCGGAGTCGTGTAGTCAAACCACACTCGAAACGGCTTACCCACGTCGCGCGACGGATTCATTACAGGCGGGTTCGCAACAGTGTTAGCCCGCTGAGTTGAGTAAAAATTAGCCATTGCTTAGCTCCTTAAAAGGAAAGGACGACGAGGCTGAATGACTCAACCCCGTCGTCAATTAGAAGAGGATTACTGGTAAGCAACTTCAACCACGCCCTCTTCCATGATCCGGGTGGCCCCAAAGGAAGTAGATGCGTAGACCTGCGTCAGGTAATGCTTGGTCGGCAGGCGGTCGATCTCAACCTGCACGTCTTGAGCGAGCGCGATCCCGATGCTGTCCCGGTGACAGGCCAGCCCGTAATAGACGCTTGACTCAATCGGGAAGTTGTAGATGATCCACTGGAAGCCCATGAACGAGTTCAACTCACCCGTGGTCAGGAGCTTCACGGCGTTGTAGTCGCTCGACGTGAGTTGCTGAATGTTCAGCAAGTCTTCGAGCCCGTTAGACTCAATCACGAAGTAGCGCGACTCCATCGGCACTTCAGCCGCGTTCAACACCCGCGACGCCTGGAGAATTTTCGCCAACGACATGCCAGTTGCCCCGTGGGCGATCTTCTGAGCAGACGGCAAGGCGACCGTGGTGCTGCCGGTTTCACCGGAGAGCGCATTCCCGCGAAGCTGCGTATAGATCACGTTGTCCAGCTTTCGGCCAAGAGCCGACGCGGCGTTCTGCGCGTAGGGGCTCTGCGGATCAATCAGCATCTTCAGCCGATCTTCCTTGTCGATGTAGTCATTCCAGTAATAATCGGCCAGAATGACCATGCGCCGACTGTGGATCGAATCGACGATGGACTGCTCGCTGTGACGAACAGTCTTCTGCAACGCTTCACTCGGAGCCAGCCGCTCGAAAAATGCCTGTTTCCCAGTCACCGTTTCGATCCGGCCAGTCCCCCGTAACTTGCTCGCTTTTTGCTGGTACAGCATCACAATGTTGCTTTTATATTGCTGTACAAAGGAGACGGTAATACTGTTAGCCATTGGACTAACCTTTCAGGTGGGAGAGAGATGGAAGGATTGAGAGCGCGTCTCTACCCGCGATTGCGGAAGACGCTTCACCGTGACGTGGTGCCGGGACGGTCGAACTTATCGACGTGCAGTCGGATCACCCTAGTGACTCCCCGACAAAAAAGTCATGTCATTGTTCGTAATAGACGAACAATTACATAAGTAAATTAGTAGCCGCGTTTCTTACGCTTCGCCATTGACGATCCTATGAAGGTTCAAGACATGCTGAATACGTTCCTCGCGCCCAGGGGTACCAGGCCTAGAGTGATACAAGTCTTTCGGGTCATTCATAATCTCGTTGATCTGACGTTGAGCATCGGCCTGGGAGACGAACTCCGTATCGACTGCCGGATCGGTCGCACCGTGTTCGACCAACTCCCGTCCGATCTTCGCCATGAACTTGACGAAACGAGGATCGTTGCCGAGGCCGGTGTTATCAAGCCATTCCGCAAACTCGGGCTCGGCGTACTCCTTTACGGCCTTATGAGCGAACCCGAGGTTCCGCTTGAACATCTGCTCGCTGCCGAACTCTTGAATAAGCTGTTCCTTCGCTTGGGCAGCAGTAACCTCCTTGTCGGGGAACATCGCTTGGAGTTCTTGCGCGTACAGGCTTATGACCGCCTTCGCCTGATCGTTCGTCAGACCGGCCTTGTGGAGGGCCGACTTCGCAGCCGCAAGCCGGGTGCCGTCCCAGTTGATACCGTCGATCTGCGGCAGTTCGCCCAGGTCGTACTTGTCGGGAGACTCAGGCCGACCCAACTTGTT